GTGTCCAAGCAGGCGGTCATCGCACTGCGGAAGGATGCTGAGGACAATGGTGGCTTCGAACTAGGCACTTGGAAGAAGAACACTGCCAATACCCTATCCCAGATAGTTACCAAGGGTTCAACTCGTTTGCTATCCGAGATTGATAATATTAATCCAGCACAACTGCCGTTGGCTTTAGCAATCTTAACTGATAAAATCATGGCACTGCAGGATGCACCTGCGGTTATCGTTGAGCATAGACTGCGTGTGTCGCATGATGACATCAATGCAATGCTGAAGGGTGATGTTATAGATGTTACTCCTAAATTGGATTAGGATATGTTTATAACGGGGTGGAACTCCATCTGGAATATTTCGTAGCCGAACTTATCTAAAGCATACTTTTCGATATACTTCTCGATTTGAATCGGTGAACTTAATCTGTCTCCGTCCTGTCCGTGTGATGGAATATCTAAAGTAAAATATGGTGGGAGTCCGACCTCCCAATCATCCACATCGTAATCTAAATCCCAAGCAATGCTAACTACTTCGTAGGTCATTTGATTGCTAATTGCTCTACCTCCTGCTTTGCATACTCTTCTAATTCTGCTCTGGATATGCGAGTTACATCAACCATATCGCCAGCAATCCACATCGTGATTTTGTTGTAAAAGACATGGTAGTCTTCTTCTTGTCCGAAGAGTCTGTCCCATTCTTTAACAACGCATAACGCAGTGATTGCGTGTCTGTATTGTAGATTAAACATGGACTGATGTCCGTGATAATCCTTTAGATATCTTGTAACCATAATCCAGCATTTGCCGTGTTTGGTATCAAGAACATTTGATTCTTTATTTTGTGATTCCATGTGTGTGATGTGGTAAATTATTTATAGGATAGTCTGCGACATAGTGTCGAGTCTTGATTTAAAGTTTCTACAACGCACTCCTCGATGTGTCCGATGACCTCCTTCGAGTGAACATATCCTGTTCTGTTTAGTGCATCGTAAAGTTTTGCTGATTCAAATGTGGCTTCCTTGCCGTCCTCCTCGAACTCCTCGATGACATAGAAAGCAGAACCGCTAACTAGGAAGTCTTCACCTCCGCATTTTACATTTAGGTTGTTGAACTTGTATTCAAGCATGGTAGTTAATTTTTGTATAGTTTCTTATTCTTATTAACCTGTATAATTGCTCCGTCAATAGCATATCCTACTCCATCGCATAAATCGCTCACGCAAATCTTGAATGCGTTTTTGTAGTCTGCGTCCGTCCATGTCTCGGTCTCCATCTGGTCTTGGAAGTCATCCCTACAGATGATTATAGGTTCGAACTCGAAGTCCTTGGCAAGTTTAAGCATAAGTTTAAATGCCTGCTCTTGGGTTTTAGGATACATGGTGGTTTTAGGTTTATTTGCCATATTTGTTTAGGAAATCTATTGCTTCTTGTTTTTTCTCGCTCCAATCCTCGCAGAGCAGTTCGAAGAATATGTCTTTGAGTTTATTTTTTTGTGCTTTAGAAAACTTCATGCCCGTCATGCCCTCGGAGAAGTTATAGTCACCTATAACCAGAACCTTAAGTCCTGTTTTATCTGCGAGATTGCGGATTTCAGTTTCTGCCTGCAGTTGGGTTTGTTTTTTTGGTTTCATGGTTTATGATTTAGAAGTGTAGTGAAAGTGTTCAACGCAGAATCCTGTTTTATCGCTAATAGCGTTAGCAAGATAATCTTCTAGGTTGCCGTGTGCGAACTCTGGATGGTCAGCAGGGACACCCTCGATAATGAGGGTGCGTGGTAAATCTGGTTTGCTATCGCCAGACCACTCGTCTCCTAAATCGTATTTAATATTGTAGACTTTATAGTTTGTTGTTTTCATATGTGTGGAAAGGGATATCGCCCACAGACTCTAACACCCAATGCGTAGGTCGCTATGCGTCACCGACATAACGAATCTGTGGACGATAAATTGGTTCATTTATTTTCTGGTTTAGTTTCTTGGTTATCTCGAACCTTTTCGAGAAGCATACTTATGATTTCTAAATAGATTAAATCGTATTCAGATTTTTTGTATCTAGTTCCATTTTTAGTTTCAAAGTGTAAACTATCGCCCCATGCCCCGTGACCCCATGCGATGAAGTCCTTGGCATATTCTTTAATTAAATCTTGGTTCATATTATTTGGTTTCGTAAGTTTTTACTCGGATATTGTTTAATAAAGTTACGACCTCGGAACTCGCATGGTAGGCAGAGTTTAATGCCGTTTGCGATGGGTGCTTGTCGTAGTCCTTAATATCTCGATTGATATCCCTAGCGAGTCTCGCTTGGTCTATAATCCGATGGAGTTCGTCCTTGGTTAATATAATTTTGTATTTCATGTGATGTTGGATTGGAAAATGATTGTCTGTAAAACCCCTTTACCTGTCAAACAAAAAAGAGGGTTAGTAACTTCCCCTCTGCGTTCCCCCGTGAGTCTACCAAGACCCCACTCCGTTGAATGACCCTATCGTGTCACCCTTTGAATCTTTCTGTTTTAGAAGTTCATCGAGTTGCGATTGACCATCTCGTTTGATAATCTCGGCTAAATATAGTTCACTATAATACTTGTTCATGTTGGCTTTAGTGTGACCACCAGCCCCATACCAAGTCTTGCGAGCGTTAAGATAACACTGCAATAAGTGTTCTAAACTAGATTCCTTTATCTCGCTATCTTTTAAGCAGGACATGATTTAAGATTCGAATGCTTTGGATAATACTTTCTTGATTAAGATTTTGAGTTCTTCTTCGTCACCGAAGGAAGATTTATCAACATTCTCAATCGCATCGTCCACCGCCTCTTGAACCTTCTCATCGATATCGTCTTGGATTTCATCTCTGACTTCTTGAACGATATCGTCCTTGTCAGCAATCTCGTCTCGGATTATGTCTCTGACTTTATCGTCAAAATCACAATCTAAAACGAAATCATCTGGGTCTGGAATCTCGGTGTCTTCAATCTGTTTTTCGAGCGTCTCTAGTTCAGATTTAACTGAATCTAGTTCTGCTTTTAACAGGGTTACGGATTGGGCTAGGTCGGATAGACCCAGCAGTTTTAATAATATTGACCGCATGATTTTATTTTGTTTTTAGGTTTCCCACTCCTGCGTGATTGCAGGTTCATGGAAAGGATTTCAAAGAGCGAGGGATGTTTAATCCCGATGTATAGACTCTAGACAGGTTTAACCCCCCGTCAACTTTATTTTTAGTTTTTATATCCTATTAGTTTATCTTATAGCCCGTTTAAGATTCCCTAATCCAGATTCTGGTTCAGATTTTTACAACATTTTTACAGACTAGGATTCTGATTTAGATTTGGATTGAGACGGGATTGAGATTGAGACACTATTGAGATTCGCAATCCTAGGGGTCTCCCTGCCCTATATAGACCCTTTACATTTGTGGTATACCTACCCCTAGGGCAGACCCTGCAAGGGGCTTGTAGGGCATTTGTGCAACACTTCTATAAGTCGTTGATTATCAACACTTTACGCAGGTCAATCAAAATCATGCTGGTCAAGCCGAAGTTATTCACAAAATCAACTATAAGAGAATCTAATAGACCCTATCACAAAATCTAATACACGATTTGAATCATGACTACATTACTAAACTTAACAGGATAAAAATCTAAATCCAGATTCTAATCATGACTACATTACTAATGTAAACAGGATTCACGGACGCTCTGCTTAAAAATAGACAATGCAATCCTAGGGGTCTGGCTGGGCTGTAGAGACCTTTGACCCCCTTCCCCTTACCATGCCCTAGGTCGCACCCTGTAAAGACCCTAGACAGGGCTTTCTGTGAGAAGTTCATAAAACCCTTGATTTCATTGGTCGAAATGCACTTTCTCCGAATCAAGCAAATAAAGATATAAAACAGAAAATAAATCTCTATCTGTATAGAATCTTGGCACGCTCCCTGCTCACGGGACGCTCCGACCCCCCTAAAAATAGTTCAAAATAAATCTGGTTTCCGCTTGACCCTGTATAGGATGTATCTAGATTCGTGGTCTGTTCATTGCCACTGCGAGCCAACGCTCCTCTGAAATCGCCCACGGGCTAACCACTGATTTCACGGGCTGGTTTGGGGCTTCCACCCCGTTCTTAAATCGCATCACGGACAACGCTATTTGACATTCTAAACTAGAAAATATCAAGCACCAGAATCGTGTTCTGCAATCGCTCGTCCCGTGAGGGACGGGCTTCTCTTTCCCCCCATGAGTAACATCATACTCGCTGGTTCAACCCTCGCAGTGTCTCCAGCCACTGCACCCACCACTAGCACTAACACTGCTATACAAACCGAACGCCAGACTGACAAATGGGACTTCGAAGTCGAACAAGTAAAGTTGTTCACTCCCGATGGTCTCGAAACTCAGTTCTACGGCAATCGCAGAACAGATACTAAACAGGTTCTCGGAGTCGTTACTGACCAATATCAGTTAATGCAGAATCGAGACCTGTTCGGTGCTTGTGAATCGCTCTTCGAGAAGAAGGGCTACAGAGCAATCAAATCTAAATCTGTAGTAACGGGAGACGGAGCAAGAATCCGCTCCATGTATTCGTTCCCAGATTTGGGAATCCGAATCCGTGGACAGGAAATGAGTTTCAATCTCGTAGTTCAGAATAGTTTCGATGGCTCGCTCCGAGTCTCGTTCAAGGTCGGTCTATTCAGATTCATATGTTCCAATGGTCTCGCAGTTCCGTTCAACGCAATCAATCTGACTGCGAAGCACACTGCGAAGTTGGACATGGATTTCACGGGTCGTGGTCTCGACCACGCAGTTCGTGAGTTCACCGAGTCCGCTCCGATGTTCGAACGCATGATTGATACGAAGGTCGAACAGAATCTAGGTTTGGATATTCTGAACGGACTGACACGAAAGAAAATCCTGTCTCAAGTTCAGAACGATTCAATCGCTCGAATCTGGAACGCACCGACCTACAAAGAAGACGCAGGTCGCAACCTGTTCAATCTCTACAATGCTTCAACGCAATACCTCACTCACGAAGTCGAGGGTAAGAGATTCGAACTCGCTGACCGAACGAACTCGCAAATCGTTGGTGCATTCGCCAAGGCAGTGAAGAGTGGCTCGCTTGCGAGTCTCCTAAACTAGAATCCGTGGGCAACGGGAACGGGGCGAAAGCCCCTTCCCTTCGTCCGCAAATCTAAAATAAAATCATGAGCCAAATATCTGAAACCAGAATCGCAGAACTCGTAGCACTGCTACAAATCCCGAACGAGATTTCACCGAACCAATATCCTAGATTCAATCTGAACTATGCTGGCAATATGATGTTCGACATCGGCATCGCCACCAAGGCATGGAAGAATGTGAATCGAGATGTGGCTGGGCGAATCTTCCCCGTGGTCTCAAGGCACTGCCAATCGTCCGAAGAGTGCGAGCAGTTCCTTGAAGCAATCTCCAAGCAATCCTAAACCATGTTCTACAGATTCCTTGTCATGCTCGCCTGCCTGTGCCTAGCCCTAACGGGCTTCGCACTCGCCTGCGTTGCCATGGGCTGGATGATTCGAGACCTGTGCTGGTAAATCCTAGTTTAGAATGTCACCAACGGCTCACGGGCTAACCACCCGTGGGCTTCTTTGTGCCTGCATGATTCTAGGGGTCTGGCTTGCCCTAAGATTCGGTTTTATATCCAGCCCGACCTAGACCTAGCAGATTCGGCAATCTGGTCTTAAATCCCCGTTTAACCAATCGCATTTAACTTTTTAACCCTTTTTTACAATTGTAAATAGTTTTACATTTACCCGTTTAACCATTTAACCCCTACCGCCTAAAAGAAGACCGCCTTCCCCCTACGGGGGGGGGAGTCCTTTAACCTTTTAACTTCGGCTATTTAATCTCATTACCTCAGACACTTTTTTTATACTAAAAAGCGTGTAGCGTAGCGAGCCTAAGCGAGCGAAGCGTTATGGGGGTTATAGGGGGTTTAAATACCCTTGTGTCAAGCGTAGAATGTATGTTGATAACTAAATTACCGATTTCTGACGATTTAACTTGACAGTGATTCCGAAGCCCCCCTTATGTATCCCCTGTGTTTAACCCCCTCAGTCCCCCATTTAATTGGGGGAAGATTTTTTTCGTTACACGCTTGACAATCCATTTGCATTGATAAACACTCATGAAGTTCTTTGATTGCTTTGCGTGGCTACTATCCTCGGATGTAGGTGCGAATTAAGTAGATACCCTCCAAATATGTGTGTGATGTTACTGGTTCTACAAAATTCTCATGGCTCTGCCCCACGCTCTATTTGCGGTCTGTAGTTCAACGGATAGAACAGCCGCCTTCTAAGCGGTTAATCTAGGTTCGATTCCTAGCAGACCGAATTATTTTCAGAGGGTTGGCAGAGTGGTTTATTGCAGTAGTCTTGAAAACTACCAGATGTTAAAGTCTCGAAGGTTCAAATCCTTCACCCTCTATTTTCCTAGCAGACCGAATTTAGATGAAATATACAACAAATAACTTGACAGACCTGTTTCGGCTAATAATGGTAGTTGCATGAAAGAGAAAGACCTATCCGTAGCAATCGGATTATCACGGGATATGCTCAAGGAGATTCGTGACGCATACGAGCAGGGAACTCACTGGAGGAAGATTGAGTCTCGAAAGCCAGAGCAACTCTGGGAGATTGAGTGGACTGCAGAGGGAATCACCGCACTCAAGAAGAACATCGGATTCAAAGAACCAGAGGTAGTCGCTTTGCCAGACCGCAAGAAGGGCAAGGTAGTCCGCAAGTATGTTAATCCTCGCATCATCGGAATCATCCTCGATGACGAGCCAGATAAGGAACACAATGTTCTGTGCAGAGACTCTAACAAGTTCAATGTTAATATGCCAGTAGAAGTCCGTTGGGACGGAGCAAGATGGTGTATCTTGCGACATCCTCGATTCAACGGGAAATACTAGCATAAAAAAAATTTTTTAAAAAAAACCTTATAAACAAAATATGCCCCTAAAAAAAAGTGCATCTAAAGAAGCCTTTACAAAGAACCTTCGTACTGAACTTGGAGTTGGTAAACCACTTAAGCAGGCTCTTGCTATCGCTTACTCTGTTAAGCGTATGGCTGGTGGTTCTAAATCAAAACGAAAATAAAGTTATGCCCGAAGCAAAGAAAGAAACCAAGCCACAACCAAAACAGGTAGAAACAGACCCAATCAAGATTGCTATCCCGTTGGTGATTCAGAACGAGGGATACAAGGAGAAGGCATACTACGACAAGATTGGCAAGGTATGGACTATCGGAACAGGGATTACGAGATATTCGGATGGAACTCCTGTTAAGCAGGGCGATGTAATCACCAAGGAGGAGAACGACAAAGAATTATACCACCATCTGCAGAAGGGTCATGAGGCTCTCATGAAACGACCTGCGTACAAGGACATGAATCCTAACCAGATTGCGTCTGCATTAGATTTAACATTCAACATCGGACACAACTGGACTAAGGCTAAGAACGCTAGTCTGCTTGATGCCACATCCTCGAAAGAGAAACTTGCTGACCTTCCAGACGCTATGCGTAAATACACATCCGCAGGCGGTAAAAAGATTCAAGGCTTAGTGAATCGCAGAGAGCGAGCAGTAGAACTATTTAATACTCCGTACACTCCGCCTCCACCGCCTCCACCTCCGCAACCAGTTTCATCCGTTCCATTTGGATTAATGATTAATGGTACTGACGGATTGCCAACATTAGACACAAGACCATCAAATGTTTAATGACCCAGATTTAGAGGATGAAGAAGATGAAGACTATGAAGTCGATGGTAATAATTCCTCTACTTGGTTATAATGGCTTTTAGTCCTACACCACATCCTATACTTATAATTCCTTCACAGGAAGATATTAAGCGTTTGGCTGAAAAGGTAGGAACTGAAAAGGTAACAGAATTACTAAATCTCAGAGAAGATAAAATACTTGCTGAGAAACTTGACCCGTATCGCCACGGATTTGACCTACCTCATTGGTCAGAGGCTGATGCATTGCTTAAAGAAAACAATGAGATACTTGTTCTTGGTGGAAATCGTGCAGGAAAAACAGAATGGGCGGCTAAAAGGGCGGTACAAACGCTCATTAATTTAAAAGATGCCCGTGTGTGGTGCTTGCACACAACGAATCAGTCATCCATCCAGATGCAACAGAATGTAATATACAAATATCTGCCATCCGAGTACAAAGAACTCAAGAAGAACAAGGTTCAGAATGTGCAATACACTCAGAAGAACGGATTCTCTGATAATACATTTATTTTGCCTAACAAATCTCAGTGCTTCTTCATGAACTACGCTCAGAAGCGTGATGTTATCGAGGGTGGAGAGGTAGATTTGATTTGGTGCGATGAATTAGTGCCGTTAGACTGGATTGAGACGCTGAGATACCGAACAGTTACTCGTGGCGGTAAACTTATTGTTACATTTACACCCATCACTGGATACAGTTCCGTTGTTAAGGAGTATGTATCGGGTGCAAAGATTATAGAAACCAAGGAAGCGACAATGCTTCCAGATACATTGAATGTAAACGGCTGTAAGCGTGGGCATATGCCGTTCAAAGCAAAATCCTATGTTAGACCAGCCGCAGTTATGTGGTTTCATAGCCAACTTAATCCTTACAATCCATTCGAGCAGTTGAAGAAGACGCTCGCTGGAAAGAAACCTTATGAAATCAAAATCAGAGCGTACGGCTGGGCAGATAATATCTCTGGCTCACAGTTCCCAAGGTTCACAGAAGAAATCAATGTCGTTAAGGAAGACAAAGTTCCAGAAGAAGGAACGAACTACATGGTTGTTGACCCTGCTGGAGCAAGAAACTGGTTTATGCTCTGGATGCGAGTATCTAAGGACGGAGATATGTTTGTTTATAGGGAGTTTCCAGACTCGAATGAGGGAGAGTGGGCTTTACCATCGGCTGATGCAGATGGAAAGGCTGGTATCGCCCAGCGTAATGGTGCTGGACGCTCTCTTGCGGATTATAAGAATCTGATACTCGATTTAGAGGACGGAGACGAAATATTTGAGCGTTACATCGACCCACGGGCTGGTGGCTCTAAGGCTGTAACCGATGACGGAGGTGTTACCCTTATTGATATGCTCGATGATGGTGAGAATCCAATGCACTTCACTCCTGCGGCTGGTATCCGCATCGAACAGGGTGTCGCTCTAATCAACGATGGCTTCAGTTACGATATGAACCAAGAATACAGTCCGCTAAATAAACCAAAACTTTACATCAGCGAGAACTGCAAGAATTTAATCTACTGTCTGAAAGAATGGACTGGACAAGATGGCGATAAGGGTGCAACTAAAGACCCTATAGACTGTTTACGCTATCTGATGGTTATGAATCCAGATTATAATGACAGAACATCCCTACAAGGTTGGGGTGGAGGCTCTTACTAATGAAAACATACTATCCTAACTTATTAACTCGACAACGAGCGATGCAGATGCTGAACTGCACAAGAACTGAACTAGAAAAACTAGTTCAAGAAAATTCAGTTCGAACTTTCAAAACATCTGGGAATCATAATCGATATTTCCGTGATGACCTAACAAAATATACAAACTTAACAAAACAAAACAATGGATAAATACGCTTCAAACAGAGACAAACTAGTTTTTGCCTCGGAAACCCCAGATATCGGATACCTTTATGACGAGTTCCAACGCTCTACTCAAAATGGTGGCAATACCGCTAACATTGCTGAGAATGACGATATCAGATTAGCACGATGGGCTGGTCAGACTTCTGACGGAAAGAAACATAGTGAGAGTCTGCCAGATGGCGAACCAGCATTCCCGTTCGAGGGTGCATCTGATGTACGCTGTCGCTTAACAGACAAAACCATCAACGAGATTGTTGGTATGCTCATGACAACATTCGACAGATGCCAAGTTAAGGTATCTGGAACTGAAATCAACGATGGTGATTTTGCCGCAAGTGCAAATATTTTGATGGCTTGGTTAACTCAAAGCAAGATTCGCACAGAATTGCGTAACGAGGCTGAGTTGCTTGCACAATATACACAACAATACGGATTCTCTGCTATGCATATCGTTTGGGAGCAGGAGATGGGAACTAGAAATCAAACCATTCGCATGGATGAGTTGGTTCAAGTTGTTCAACAAGCGATGCAACAAAATCCAGAGACAGCACTGCGTGAACTACCAGATGCAATCATGGCTGGAGATAAGGATGATTACGCTGTAGATTTAATTCAACAGTACATCAAAACACTCGACCCGAAGGCTGTTAAGAAAGCAGTAAAACAACTCCGTGAAGAGGGTAAGGCTGATATTCCAGAAACATATATCACAAAGAATCTTCCTAACTTTGTTGCACTTAAACCATATGAAGAAATTGCTTTCCCTCCAGAAACAATTAACATTCAACACGCACGAGTAATCTTCAGACGAGTATTCATCTCTGAAGTAGAACTCCGTGGTTTAGCAAAAATACATGATTGGTCTAATGAGTTCGTAGAGCAAGCGGTTGCTATGGCTGGTATGCACAGTCAATTCCACGACCCTAACTTAATCCCTGCGGCTTCATTGGTTAACTATCAAGTCCACCGCAACGACCATTTGATTGAGTTAGTTTACGCTTACAGCCGTCAGTTAGATAAAGATGGTGTTCAAGGAATCTACCAAACTATCTTCTGTCCTCGCTCTGGCTCAGAAGTTTATGCAGAGCATGGATTGCTTGGATACGCACACAACAAGTATCCGTTTGTAGTTTATCGCAGAGAGCGTCTACGCAGACCTATCTATGAGTCCCGTGGAGTTCCAGAATTATGCATGACAAATCAGTACGAGATTAAGGCACAGCGTGACTCAATCCGTGACCGAACTGCATTCGAAACAATGCCACCCATCCTCGTTAAGAAGCGTCTCGGTGGAATCAACAAGGTAGCACCTGCTATGCACTTACCTGTAACATCTCCAGATGATTACCGATTCATGCCAGCACCTACGGGCAATCCTAGCATTGCGTTTAATTTAATCGACAGAGTTGAACTTGAGAATGCTCAGTACTTCGGATTATTCCATCCTCAAGCGTCACCACAACTAACACAGGTTACACAACAAAACATTGTTAACAACTGGTTAGATGTTTGGTCTGAAGCATTCGGTATGGCATTCAGTTTGATGCTACAATACCTCGACCCTGCTGAGATTGAAGGAATCATTGGAACACCACTTCCTCAGAATATTTCTAACATCTCTAATCAGTACGATTTTAGAATCAAGTACGATGTGCGTGAATTAGATACTAACTTTGTTATTGAAAAGTTGAAGGCTATCATGCAGTTCGTTATGCCGTTAGATTCTGGTGGCGTTATCGACAAGAATAAACTTGTCAAAGCCGCTATCGAGGCAATCGACCCAGATAAGGCTAAGGATATCATTATCAACACTGGCACTGCATCTCAGATGCTCTACAGAGATATTCAATCTGATATCGGGTTGATGATGCTCGGCAACGAGGCTAACTATGTTGAGAACGACCCATCTGCTGATACTAAATTGCAATACCTACAAGACATCATGAGCAAGAATCCAAAGGCTCAACAATCGATGCAGAGTGACCAGCACTTCAGAGCGTTGCTCGAAAACTATGTTAAGAATCTGCAGATGTCTGTTTCACAACAACAGAACAAACAGATTGGTAGAACTGGTGTTACTCCAGTTTCACAGCAAGCCGCAGGTCAGATGCAGGGACAGATTCAGCAGGCTGAACAAATGCAGGCTCAATCACAACAAGAGCAAATGTAATAATTTATGCTACCACAAGAAATCATACACGGATTATCATTCGACCCAAAAGACCCTCTATGGAAAGCAGTTCATTTACTGCTAGAGGCTTCCATCGATTCTGAGATTGCTTCTGCTGTCTCAAAAGAAAATAGAGGCGAAGATAGAGCATGGTACGCTGGTCGTGCCGATGCACTTCTTGCATTCCAAGCAATCTTAGTTAATACACGAAACGATGTATTGCGTGACCAAGGAAAGCCAGAAGAGGATTATAATTCGTAAGTAATTGGCTTTAGGTTACAAAAGCACTTGCATTAGCGAGTTATGTAAACTATCTCGTCTTTAATAGTTCTGGGACTATCACAAAACCTTGCCTATAAATACGGACTTTAGACCTTATCTAATGAATACAGAAGAATCATCCGACCTTGGGACGGAATCAAATAACCCCACGAATAACGATAGCAAACCCCTTGCTATGTCAGACTCAAATCTTGCTAACTTGATTAGCGAGAAGTTCCTAGGCGGTGAGGAACAAGCGGAAACTGACGCTAACAATACAGCAGACCCCGTAGAAGTTGAAGCGACTACGGACGATGAGAACGCAGTTCTTTCACAAGAAGAAGAAGATACGACTCCAGAATCAGAAGATTCAGACTCCGAGGAAACCGAAGAAACCAAGTCTGATGAAGAAGATACTGAGAGAGGGCTACCGAAAGGTGTCAAGAAACGCATCGATAAACTCTCTGCCAAACGCAGGGAGGCTGAAGCCGAAGTTGAAAGGTTGAAATCAGAAGTAGAGCGACTGTCGCAAGAGGCTAACAAGCCAGCACAGACT